AACGGTACCATCAAATACAAAAAAGCCACCTGCTTGACCCATCCAATATACTCTTCCATTAACATACTTAATTGCATGTTGACCAATGGCACCACAATTGCTTCCAACTTGTCTTATAGAAAATGTGAATGGTGGTCCTACAAATTGCATTACGTATGCCGAGGTATCAGTAAGTATTAATATATAATCTTTAGCTTTTGCTGCACCTATAATTTTAACACCAGAGTCTAACCTAAACGTACCTGCTGTGTTAACAGATGTTGGTGTGTAATCTGAAATATCTTCTTGATCACTAAATCTAATAAACATCTTGTCTTGTGTTGATTCGTCTCCAATGGTAGTTTCTGTTCCTAAAATAATTAAATGTCTATCTCTTTCAGAGACAATGGACATAACTGATCTTGTTGGTGCACCACTAACAATTGTTGCTCTTGTTGATAACGCTGCAGGCGCTGCAGCAACCGGATCCCATTCAAATGTTTTACCGTTTTTAATTGTTGCTATTAATTTTTGTCCAAAGTGATCTAGTGACCACGATGCAGGATCAAGGATTACTGAACTTGTGATAGATGCTGAACCCCAACCTGTGTAAACTTCAACAGAAGATCCGTCTGCATGAGCAGATCTTGTGCCCGCTACATCTCTTGTAATATTTGTTAAATTATTGCCGGATATTCCTGTGTATGAAATAAATTCAGCTCCAACTTTTATTGTACCTGATGTTGGAAATCCTGTAACTGAAGAAAGTGTGATTGAAGTTCCCACACCTCCAGTACCGTTAGTGTCATCTAATAAAGCTCCATTTAAAGTGCTTACAACTCCAGTAGCTCCACCCCATGAAGATGTTCCCCAACCATATCCTGCGCTTTGATTCAAGGGTCCTACTTTTACATACGGATTAATAGTAGCTGCACCACTCGCAGACGTGGTCGCTGTGGCAGCACTTGCCATAGTAATTGTAAAAGTGTCTATTGTAGCAGTAACAACTTGAAAGGTATTTGTTTCAAAATCAACAGCAACAAAACCTGCGCCTACTGGAGGAGTTACTGAAGTAAATTTGAATAAATCTCCTGCGACCAAACCATGTGAAATTTTATTTACGGTAACAGTTGCTGAAGTATTTGTTGTATCAAAAGTAATTCCTGTAATAGCTGTATCTAAAGGGGTAATATCATAAAAGGCACCTTCATAATAAATGAATAAACCTCTGTTAGTTCCTATTGCTACATACTTACGACCATCTAAATCAGCCCAAACTAGCTGTTCTCTTGCAGCACCTACTAGTGTTTGATTGGTAATTTGTTGCCAACCACCTATTTTTTCTGGTAATCCATATCTAAATCTTACAAAATCCCCATCAGTCCACTGTCCTTCAGCTCCTGTAGCGGTTACTTGTTTATTAAATCCTGGTCTAATCTGTACATTTGTTAATGGCATATGCGTATTATAGCATTTATTGACAAAAAATTAAACAATACCGCAGAGAAGTTATTGTCTTAATTAAAGGTAAATACCCCAATAAGTCTTCTGTTAATTAAGGGATATTCTAAACAATGATATAAAGGATTTTTTATGTAAACTATCTTAAACTGTTCGGGCTTTATTTTTTTTAAAACCTTTTCATTTTTTTTAAAATTTAATAGATTTTGATTCTCTGATAAATTTTCATCGTATTTATAGTCATATATTACAGTGCACCCAGAAGAAGAATTTAAGTAAATTAATATAGAACTATAATTAAAATAATGATCTACATGAGCCTCTCCTTTTTCTTTATTTATTGGATACGTTAAATTAATACATGCTCTTAGATATTGTTTAAATTCTATATTATGTTTTTTTAAAAATCTTTTTATAACTACATCAAAAAAATTTATAAAAGGTGATGTAACTTTTTTATCATTTCTATCAATTAAATTATGTCTAAAGTAAGGACAGTCATCTCCAACAACCTGATAAGGATGCCAATAAAACGGAAAAGTTTCCCCTAAGATTATATTATTAACAATATCTTTTTCTTCGTTGTTAAATATAGCTGCATCTTCAATTATCATGTTTAAAGACACAGTTTAAATTAAATCTAGAACACGTATCTGTTGGACCTATTCCCATGTGTTTTTTATTACTTTTAAAAAACAGTACTTCTCCTTCATTGCTTTTAAAAAAATTACTTTCATTTTCTATATATGTGCCACCATCATTTGTATTTAATGAGTATATAAAACTATACATATTATCTTCAAAATAGTCCTTATGAAATTCTCCTCTAGAAGACCTATTATAGTAATTCCACCAAAATCTTATTGGAATAATTTTTTCTAATTTTAATTTTTCTAAAACAGAAAATAAAATTATTTCTGCGTATAGATTTAATTCAGATTCATCGTTTATTTCTTTAAATAAATTAAAAGACTCATAATAAAACCCTCCATCATAAGGGTTTGTTGTCAATAATCTATCTATTCTTTCCTTATCAGTAGAAACATCCGAAGCTATTTTCCATTTTTCCATATTAATTAACAAAGAAATTATTTTTAAATTTATTTGTTTAGCTATATCTAATTTTAATGTCTGAATCATTTTAAAATTCTTGGGAATTTTTTTAACGTTTCTTTATTTTTTACCCATATCGGTAAATAGTAAAAACTTTGTTCTTTCGGAAAATAATCTTCATTTTTATATATGGTTTGATTATTTTTGTTTATATCTTCTATGTCCATTATTATGTAATCGTAATATAAATTTTGTTTGATTAAACTGGTGTATTCATGAATGTCTGTAAAAGGATATAAATTTACATGACCGCATTTAGGTGAATTAAAGTATGAAAAAATACCATCGCTTTTTAACAAATAGCTAATTCTGTTAATAAAATCCATTATGTGATTATCTCTCCATGTATCAAAATATATACCATCAAAAAGAGGTAAACTATGAAGATATTGCTGCCAAGTACCCTCTAAAATTTTAACATTTTTTTTATCATACCATCCTTCTTTTTTCATTTTATTTAAAATCTGTGGATGAGGTTCTATTATCCAATGAGTATGTGGTTGATTTTCTTGTATGAATGTATCTATTATACCCATTCCAAACCCAACATTTAAAATATCTCCCCTATTAACACATAACGTTTTTGCAGACACATCCATAATAATTTTTTCCCAAGACATCATAATAGGGTTTTTGTCTTCGCTTAATATTTTTTCTTTATGAAACTCTATGTTTTCATAAATATAATTTTTTTCTGTCATATTTATATTGCTTTAAATTATTTTCCTTCGATTTTAGTATGCTTAAAAGTTTCTTTTTGTTTTACTTTTTCATCAAAATTTAAGTTCCACTCAGACACTATTCTTACTAAATGATTTCCAAAATGTCTAAGACCTATATTTGATAAATGAAGTTTACCAGTAAAAAATAAAATAATTCTTTCTTTCCAAGAAAATTTAATATCACAAGAACCGTTTTTATATTGTTTAAATTGCATAATATATTACATACCTACATCTAATCTTTTGTCAAATTTAAATTCGGAATATTTCCCATTCGCATTAACATAGTGTAAAAAACATTGTGCTTGATAATCACCTTGTAATTCTTCTCTCCAATGTTCTAAATCCATGCCTAAATAAATAAGAGCTTGTCCATTTTTAAGAACATGTTTTTTACCATCCATATATATAGGCCATTCAGCACCATCAGATGAAATTTGAACAGTCACACTTACTTCACAAGAGGGTCTATCTTTATGTTTTTCAAGTTCGGCAAATCTAGTGTACATTCTCCAATAAGCATAAGTAGGCAATAACTCCAACCCTGTTTCTTTTTGCATTAATTTTAATTTTTTTACCATTAAGGATTCCATTAAAGGATCACCATAAAAGTAAGTGTCACCGTTATTATTTTGTTCATGATCAAAATTACTTTGATTAGAACGATGTTTGAAAAAACAATATTTTTCTAATAGTTTTAATTCATCAATTGATAAAAAATTATCAATTAATTTATATTTAAAGTCTTTTCCTAAAGTACCCAACATACTAGCGAATACCTAATTCCTTTCGTAACGGGTTTAACTGAATGAGGATACAAAAAATTACTTGGCCAAGCAATAATTCTATTAGGTTTATTTTCAATTGTAATCTCATTAGTTCCATCTCCTTCTGCAAAACTTAAATGCCCACCTTCATAATCATTGTTTAATAAAAAAATTAAACTTATTGTTCTAGGAACAGCCATCGCATGATCTACGTGCCATTTATAAAAACCTCCCTCTTCGTATTTTAATATGCTTATATTACTTAATGTTCCTGTAGGACACTTAATAAGTTTTTTTTCATTTTTATAATATCTTGTGACTTCAATAAATACTTTAGTTAAATAATTAGCCCAATGAATTTCAGTTAAACTATCTACTCCAAAGTTAGATAAATTTTTTTCTTTAGTTTTTCTAATTTCTAAATTTTTTTTACCTTTCCCGTTTTCACCTATAATTTCTGCTTGTTCGAAATTTACACTATTACAATATTTTAAAAAATTACTTAAAATTTTATATTCAAGTACATTATCGTAAATTCCTATATATTTTTTTAAGTCCATTTTTTAGTTTTCCAAAATAAATTTTTATAATAATTTTTAAAATGGCTAAAAAAGTTAAATAGATTTTGGTCTATAACGTTTACATCCTGTTCTTTAATTACATGTTTCCAATTATCTCTTTTAAATGGAAACGCAGCTATAATAGGTGAATATTTTTTTAACATCCATTCACCTTCTTGGTTCATTATAATAGGAAAATTTACAGGTAAATTAAAGGTATCTGTATCTACAATTCCTGTTAAAGGTGTAAATCTTTTATCTGGGTTATTAAACTGTGTTGTAAACAATGTAGAATAACCTGGTGGTGTTTTTACAACCCATGGATTTATTATTTTAAAAAATGCTTTATCTTTATTGTCTTTTGTAAAAGGACATTTTTCACCTAATTGTGCAGGGTGATGTTTTTCGTTTCCTAAATTAACATTCATTCTTTTAGCCATAAACAAAGCATCCATATTCCCTGTTGTCATCATTTTAATTTGTGTATCTTTTTCACCAGTTTCTGGATTATCAAAATTATGGTTAAAATAAATATCAATTGGTGTTTTTAAAATATAACCTGTTTTTAAAGCATCCAAAAATGGCATGCATGCTTTTATAGTTAGATTTATATAATTTTTTTGTTTTCCTGCATAATCTAAACTTAAGGGTAGTTCCTTAAACCAATCTGGAATAAAATTATTAGCAGGTTCGGGGTGAAGTTTTTTATCGTTTAAAATAAGTTTGGGTGCTAAAAATTCTATTTTTTTGAAAAACATAATTAACTTAATACAGTTAAATTATATTTAAATCAATTAAATTTCTTTATAACCTCTAATAGTACCTAATCCATTTGATTCAACTGCATGAACCCAATTTGAACCTCTAAGACTAGTATTATTTCCTAAATTTAAAGACTCTAAATTAGCAATAATAGTATCCCATTCTGAAGGAAGTGGGTGAAGAATATTATTATCTTTTACTCTTATTATTTTTTGAACAAGTTTGTTTCTTTGATTATATATTTCATCACTTGAAATAGAAGGAATTTTTCCCTCTACTACATCTGAATCTTCTGGTTCAAATAGTGCATCTCCTATGACTAATTGGTTATTAACTATTGATACTACATGTGAATCATATTTAATTACATTATATTGATCATCAGTTAATGTAATGAAAGAAATACTTGGATGTTTGGTTAACAAATAATTTTTGTTTTCATCATTAAAACAAAGATGATGTATTTGATTTTGAAAAGTTGAAACGTATTTTGCCATATTTATTGTCCTATATTTTCATAAACTACTAAAACACCATTTGTGCCAGGAGTACCTGGGTTTGCTGGTTGGTTACCAGAATCAGAAGATCCTCCTTGACTTGTACCTGTTTTTGGAGTTGGATCATCAATTTCCTCATATCCAGATCTTCCGGGTAGCACTGTAAATTCATCTCTCACCATTTGTTTTAATCTGCTTGTAGCAGTTGTGTTTGCTCTTGTATTGTAATCGTTAGGAGCTCCAACTGTTCCACCAGCTCCTCCTGTAGCCGTGAAACTTGAAAAAGTAGAAGGGCCTCCAGTACCACCAGTTCCTCCAGCATTATAACCACCGCTCCCTCCAGCTCCAAGAGCGCCTATTGAATAAGGAGCAGAATAAGGAGCAGAGATGCTTAAACCATAAAGTCCAAACCCTCCGTATTGACCATTTGCTCCTCGGTTACCAGGATTATAAGGTGCATTAGTAGGAGATCTTCGTCCTCCGCCACCTCCGCCACCTCCGGCTCTTAAATAAACTTGAATATAATTTGCAGCTGCATTTGCAGTATAAGTTCCTGAAGAAGGTCCTCCAGCAGTCTCTGCTATTACTAAATTTCCACCACCCGCTGAACCTGAAGAAGCTGATGTAATTCTTCCTTGAGCATCAACAGTAATAGATGCTACTGTGTAAGAACCTGCAGTCACCGCTGTGTTTGCAAGTTTATCAGCAGTCACAGCATCATTGGCTATTTGCGTAGTATCGACTTCATTCGCATCAATTGCGCCATTATCTATTACTGTATTTCCATTTGAAATAATACCCATTGTATCTCCTTAAATTTTTTCTAATTTTAATCTAAATTTTTCATTAGATTTATTGTTAATTAAGTATATATCTTGAGAACCTTCTTGTAAAGTCCAGCTCCCTTTAGATCCATCTACTATATTACCTTCTTTTTTATGCTCATTATTTAGGTGTAAATCCCCTGTGTATATGTTTCTCCACACGTTTCCAGAAGCACCTAAATCGTAAGTATCATTAGCACCTGGTTCAATATTACCTGAAGCGGTAATAGAACCTGTAGTTATATTGCTAAAATTTCCAGTTACATCAACAACATTTGTTCCATCACTAAAAAGAATTTTAATACCTTTATCGGTTGTTGAAAACGTAACACCTGTTCCACTAACAGTTTTAAATTCAACAGTAAAAGCTCCGGTAGTTCCATTTGAAATAATGTAGGTTTTTTCAATCGAATC